GCGGTCACTGCTATAAACGCAGTAGACATCTATGTCTCCGACTTCGGCAGTTTCAAGATCGTACCAGATCGGAATCTGTACAGCACTGAACATGTCTTCTTCTTAGACATGGATTACTGGGGCTTGAATGTGCTTCGGGATTGGACCGTTGTTGACTTAGCAAAGACTGGCGATAGCGTCAAACAGATGCTTCTGTATGAAGCTGGCCTTTGTTCCAAGAACGAAAAATCCAGTGGCATCCTCGCTGATTGCAAAGCGTAACCGGCTGTAACAACTTAGAAAGGGGGCGGGGCTAAAAACCCCGCCTTCTTACTTTTTATGGATAAAGATTTAGATAAAGCGGCAAAGAAAATGTTGAAGGGCAAGAAAAAGCCGAAGGTGGAAAAACCGGAAGAACCGACAGATGCTATTGGTTGGTTGAAAAAGGCTTACATCGACCATGACCCGGCTGATGGTGCGCCCAAGGTGGGAGACGTTGGTTATGTCTGAGAGGTTTGTTTTAGACAACACCGATGGTCGTCAGACGGATATGGAGTTTGAAGACAATAAGTTGAGAATTAAAACATCCCAGGACGTTTCGCCCATTCTTAACCACAACAAACGCAAGTTCAACGATTACGGCGACAAGCTAACGCTGGGCAAGCGTGGCGAATGGCATCACGCGGCATCTATCCCCAAGACGACCTGGGAACGCTGGTTGCGTGAAACCAACGGAGAAATTGCACGGGATTCCAAATTACTCGCGGCTTATCTCAACAACCCAGATTACAAGTATTTCAAAACTGCCCCGACCAACCTATAGGCAAAATTATGAATAATGTAAACAGCAATGTTTTCAGACCCGGTGTAACGCAAAGCATATCGGCTTCTACATCGAGCGCGGCTACCAGTAATGCGTTTGCAACGCAGGTTAACGATGTCATGGTAACGACAACTGCGGCTTGCTTTATCACCTTCGATACATCGCCCACAGCGACGACATCACATACATACATCGTCGCCGACACACCCTATTTTTTCAGGGTGAGTGAGGCGAACAAGTGTGCAGCGATTATGGCAAGCAGCACCGCTACGGTATATGTGACTGAACTGAGTAGATGAGGCAAGTTGCTATCGTGGGGTTAGCCCCATCCACCCACGATGACGCCCCCTTTGATGATCCCCGCTGGGAAGTATGGGGTTTACCCTGGGACGAGGACCGCTGGCCTTACTTCGACAGGTACTTTGAAATCCATCCGCTGGATCTCCTGAGAAAACCAGAGGCGGGACGAAGGAGCGGATACGAGGACCGGCTGAAGACACTCAGCGCACCGCTGTACATGCAGACGACGTATAACGACATTCCCAATGCTGTCCGGTATCCGATTGAACGGGTTGTGGAGTGTCTTGCTCTGGATTATTTCAATTCATCCATATCCTATTTGATGGCCCTGGCGATAACCGAGGGGGCAAGCAGGATTGGGATCTGGGGGGTGGATATGGATGATGTTAAGCCCACTCCTGGCGACCCATCCCACATGTCCGAGTTCGCCTACCAGCGACCAAACATGGAATACCTGATCGGGTTTGCCCGTGGAAAAGGGATCGAGGTTTACATCCCGCCTGAATCTTCCCTGGTGAAGTTTCATGGAGAGGGCATCCCCCTGGGGGTGATGTATCCATCGTACCCCCGCCGCTACGGATATTTAGCTTTACATTAAGAGAGATTTAATGGCGATTAACACTTACTCAACCCTTCAAACGGCAATAGCCAACTGGCTCGACAGGGATGATCTAACTAACCGGATAACCGAATTCATCGCATTGTGCGAGGCGCGGTTTGGCCGCAAGTTGCGTATCCGGCTAATGGAAACCACCACCACGGCCTCAACCGCCGCAGGGACGAGAAGCTATGCGCTGCCGACATCCTATCTAAGTGGTCGCGTGTTTTCGCTCAACACAACCCCGATTACGCCACTTGAATACCTGACACCGGAAATGATGGACAGGTTATGGGCTGGCAGTACATCCGGCAAACCCCTGACCTACACCATCGTCGGTGATAATTACCATCTCGGCCCAGCCCCGGATGCGGTTTACACCATCGAAATCATCTACTACAAACAGGTAGACGCATTATCGGATGCGGCACCGTCCAATACGATGCTGACGAACAATCCAGACGTTTACCTTTACGGCGCATTGCTCGAAGCCGCACCCTTTTTACAGAACCACCCGGACATCCCGGTGTGGAAGGGTGCGTATGACGACGCAATCGACAACATTCAAAAAGCAGACACCCTGGATCGTCATTCTGGGTCGGTTCTAAGAATCATCAACACATCAGGTAATCCATAATGGGACTGGAAACTGGCAACTACATCGACGCACTCGTTTCGACAAATCCTACATCCTCAGATAATGTTTCAGTTGGCGATCAACATTTTCAATTAATCAAGAAAGTTCTGAAGCAGTCGTTCCCCTCGATAGATCAGGCGACCAATGTAATTCACGCATCGGCAACAGCACCGTCTACGATTGTCGCGGATGGGGCGCGTAAAGGCTCACAGGGCTTGCTGTGGTACGACACCACAAACTCGTTACTCAAATTCAATAAATCCACCACATCCACCGCTGATTGGGTAACTATCGCAATCAGCCCCACAACAGATAACTCTGTGGATGTGAATGCCGGTACGGTAGATGGTGCAGTTATCGGTGGATCATCAGCCGCTGCAATAACAGGCACAACAGTTGTTGCAAACACATCGGTAAATATTGCTTCCGATGGTGCAACGGTAACGGGGATCAAGGATGAGGATGATATGGCGTCCGATTCTGCCGTTAAGCTCGCCACGCAGCAGTCTATCAAGGCGTATGTCGATACGCAGCTTACAGCAGAAGATTTGGATATCACTACTGATAGTGGCACTATTGATATTGATCTCGACTCTGAGACTCTCACAGTGGCTGGTGGATCGGGCCTTGATACTTCGGCGTCAAGCACTACGGTTACGGTTAATGTTACGGATGGAGGGGTAACTAATGCCAAGTTAGCTGATATGGCAGCTAACACAGTTAAGGTAAGAGATGCTAACTCATCCGGTGTACCTTCTGACGTAGCATTAGCTACTACAGAAATACTGATTGGTGATGGAACAGGATTCACCACTGCTGCATTGTCTGGTGATGCCACCATGACGAATGCTGGTGCAGTAACAGTAGCCAAGATACAAGGTGAAGCAGTTAGTTCAACATCAGCAGCCAACGATCAATACCTGAAATACTCCACAGCATCTTCAGAGTGGCAGAAGGTGGATGTACTTTCTCCTGACAGACTGACCACAAAGGGTGACTTGCTTGTCTATAACACGGTTGACTCTGAAACAAGACTTCCTGTCGGCACGAATGATTATGTCTTAGCCGCTGATTCATCCGCTACAAATGGTGTGGATTGGCAGCAACTAGCAACGGCTGGTATTGCTGATAACGCTGTTACATTAGGAAAGCTAGAAGACGGTACTCAGGGTGATATCCTCTACTACGGCGCATCAGGCGCACCTGCAAGACTAGGATTCAGCACCTCTGGATATGTCTTAAAGACTCAGGGAACTGGAGCAGACCCGGTTTGGGCTGCTGATACCGACACTACCTATACGGCTGGTGATGGTCTTGATCTATCCGGCACAGAATTCAGCACTGACCTTAAATCTACTGGTGGTCTGGCAATAGACACTACTGAACTAACCATCGACTTCACCTCTGATAACTCATGGACAGGCTCACAGAGAGCCACAGCAGTGACAGATAACGATGGATCATACGATATGGATGCTGGTCAGAACTTTATTACCACGCCTTCTGGGGCAACCACGATTACATTTACCAACATTACGGATGGTCAGAGTGGTTTCATCAAGCTGATAAATTCGGGTGGCGAAACCATATCCTTACATACTAATTCCAAGGGTGATGCAAACCTTGCAACCACAGTCACAGCAGCAGGAACTTACTTGCTGAGTTATTTCAGCGATGGTACTGATGTGTGGCTGACTAACTCCGCGATATATGCCTAATGGCGATTTTCCCCGGTTCAGCTATACCGAGTGCAGTCTCAGATTATGAGATTGAGAACTCGTTGCGGTTTAATGGCACTGGCGAAGGCACTGGTGGGGATTATCTAACCAGAACAACAACGTCTGCCGGTTCTGGAAGCTGGACGCTTTCAACTTGGATAAAAATAAGTAATCTATCTGATGGTACTTGGTCATCTGGAATATTTGGTGCATATTCCGGTAGTACTGCCACTCAAATATACATCGAAGGCAATGACAAGATACGCTGGTATGAGGGTGGTGGCGATCTAAACCCCACTGCTAGAGTTTTTCGCGATCCTAGCGCTTGGTATCATTTGGTTTTCCAAAAAGATGCTGATACATCTATGAAGATATATGTTAATGGGGAACTTACAGATACAAATACAAGTAGTGTTCCTGCAACTTCTCCTGCGACTAACAGTGGTGCAATTGTATATGTAGGGCAATCACCGGCTACAAATGGTACTCGATTTGCTTCTTTTTGCGGATACCAAGCGGAGTTTTATTTTGTAGATGGTTCAGTTTTAGATGCAGATGACTTTGGCGAATTAGACTCAACCACAAACCAGTGGATACCCCTAGACAGCGATACTGTAAAAGATGCTGTTACCTTTGGAACCAATGGGTTCTACCAGAAGTATGGTGCTACTGAGTTGGCGGATAGTTTTACGGATTCCAGTTATCATAACATCCATACTGTTACTGCTGTTGGTGATGCACATACTGATACCACTATAAAGAAGTTTGGTACAGCATCAGGACAGTTTGATGGGACAGGGGATTGGTTGACAATTCCCGATTCCCCAGATTGGGATTGGGGTACTGGAGATTTCACAGTTGATTGGTGGATGTATAATACGGACATTACACGAAGTCAATATATATGGGGAATGTACACAGGAGGCTACGGTGCTTTCCAATTACATAGTACAACCGGAAGAATATACTTTTATTACGGGTCTGGACTATCGTATGACCCTGATGTAGATGCAGGAGATATTATTCAAGATCAATGGCAACATTTTGCCTTACAGAGAAGAGACTCAAACCTTGAATTGTTCATTGACGGTGTTAAAGAGGCTACGGTAACAAGCGCTACCCACGATTTTTCAGGTGGCAGTACTTTTTATGTTGGGGCGATGAACGACGATGTTTCGCATACACCATACGCGGGTTATTTGGACGAGTTTAGGGTTTCCAAAGGAATCGCAAGATACACTGAAGATTTCACCCCAGCAACCTCTGCTTACACAGCAGATGAGTACACCGCATTGTTGCTCCACATGGATGGTTCTGATGACGGAACTACTTTTACTGACAGTAGTTGGACTTCAAGTTCGTCCTATGT